ACTATCCATATATTTTCCACAACTACATTCAGCTTCTTTACATACCCATTTACCATCTCTTAAAACTATGGTTGCTTTAGCTATTTCTTTTTCTTCTTTACAACATTCGCATTTGTATATTGTCATCTTACTAATCCTCCTGTTTTAGTTTTACTTTCTGCATATAATTTATCTAATTCAAATTGTAGTACATTTATAGCTTTCTGTATATCTTGTTCAGCAGGACTACCATCTTTTTTACCTGCTCTTAATATATATTGTACAGCTTGTGCTGTCCAGGCAGTAAGTTTAAAATCATCTACAATATCCTTAGCTGAATATCCATATAATGTTCCTGAATAATAACTTGGTTGTGTTTGTTTTTTATAGTCTTTTTTATTTGTCATTTGTATTTATTATATAATTTTTTTATTCCTTCATAACAAGTAAATATACAAGAACCACAATTAGTGCCTGGCGAATAAGAAGTCATAAAAATTGTATTGTAAGTTTCAATCATTCTTTTTTTTGCTGCTTGGTTCTTTGCTTTACCTGTTTTTAAATCATCCCACATATCTAATATTTCATCTATTATTTCTTGTGGTAAATCATCCGGAGTTTCTACTTCAGTTGTTTTATCCCAATACTTTTGTGGACAAGCCATAGGTGCTAGTCTTGCTTTAACTTTCATAAAGCATAAACACCTTTTACAAGTTCCTGTTGGTTTAAAATAATAAATACATTCTTTGCATATTGCTATTCTATCTTCATAGACTTCATTTGGCACAAAAAACCTATTCATTTAATTCTTTTTTTAATATTGTCCTTACTTTATCTATTGTTGTAAACAAACTATTTCTACTTATCTTAGTTTTAGCTGCTAAACTATCTAATGTGTTTCCTTCATAATAGTATAGCTTAAACAGTTCTCTATCATACCAACTGTCTAATTTGTCTAACTCAGCATCGATTAATTCTAGTTTATGTAGCTTTTTATTATGAACAACATCTTCTTCTTCATTAGGTAGATTGTGTAAGTGTTTTTGTGGAATTACTTCACCTGATTCAATAACATCATAAGTTACAACATTAGTAAAATCATCTATATGCTTATAGTATTTATCATATTTATAATAAAAAGAACTTCTTGGACTTAATAATGCTCTTTTTAAAACTACTGCACCATATCTTATAATTCCTTTTGTTCCATCTTTTTCCCAAATAGATTTTAATGTATCAGGATTCATTTGTAAAAAATACAACATTAACTCCTGGACTGCATTGTTTATTTTGTTTTCATCTTTTGTAATACCATAACACATTTCTTTAAACTTATCTGACAATTTTGATATTTCTATATATATCTCAGTCATTATTTAATTGTAAATCATTTATTTTGTCTACAACCTCTTGTGCTAATTGTTCTAAAATAACTTTATAACTTCTTAATGTTGCTGCATTTCTTCTTGTTTCTACTCCTGCAAAAAATGCATTTGTGGCAACTGTAACATTTGAAGGGATGACCATTAACCAATCATAAAAATTGCTTTCTTTTACATCACCATAATTATTATGATATTCTATTATAGTATCTAAGACTTCTAAATAATTATTGTATTTAGATCTAGTAGTTATGTCTTTGCAAAATTCTTTACAAGTTTTTAGATATAAATTTATTATTGTTTTATGTTCTTCACTTGTATATATTGGTTTAAGCATATTCCAAATCTAATAGAATTTTTTATAGAATCTTTTTTTCTTCTTTTAAGTTTTTAACAAAGTTTTTATAATAACTAATGTCATCTATATATTCCCACTTTAATTTTTTATGTGTTTTAAGTGCTAACACTTCTAGTTCTTCAGATGTTCCTTCGCCATATTTATAATCTAATCTAAGTCCAAATTTCCATTGTTCTCCTTGCTTAAACATATTACACCCAACACATTGCACTTGACAATTTTGCTCATTCCATCTTGTAGATAAATGTCTGCGACTTTGAAAATGACCACATTGCATACCACCATTTTTATAATGATCTACCTTTTCACAAGTGAAGCATTGACATACACCTGTAACTTCAGTAGCATCTCTTAGTCTAATGTAAAGACTAAACCATTTATCTAATTCTTTTTTTAATTGACTTATAGTTTTTTTCATACTCCTGCTATTTTACGCCATTCCTTGTTATAAGTTTTCTTTCTTAACTTATATTTACTACCTCTTAATGCAGGTTCTTCTTCTTGCAATTTTGCTCTTGCTCTTTTAATACTTGGTGCTGATGTTAATTTTCCTAAAGCATATATTCTTAAAAAATCTCTAGCAGTTGAGCTATCCATAGTTATATATTCTTTTAATTCTTGATTCCAAATATTACAACATAATTTATAATCATTATCTCTTAGATGTTCGTGTTTTGTAAGCCAATATCTTACCTTGTCTTTTGTTTTCATATAATTGATTTTAAAATTTCTTTACATAATTCATAAGGAACTTTACTTCTTTCATAATTACCTTTTAGTCCTTGCGTTCCTGTTTGCGAACCTCTAGGGGCAGCAATGTGGCAGTTATCTCCATTTTTGCATATTGGTCTAGGTAACCATCCTTGTAGTTTATTATCTCCAAACAAATCATCAGAAGATAAAAAGTTTGTCCAAATATCTGTTGGTTTCATTCTAGTATCTCCATATTGACAATAAGTAACAGTAGCTCTAGGTATTTTATTCATAAAATTTAATTTTCTTAATTTACCTCTTGGATTTTCTATAAAAAAATAGTCAGGTTGCAATTCATTAATAATTTCTAAAGTTTTTATTACTATCTGACATCCTAATATTGCTTGTTTAGTTTTTGGTGTATGGTCTTTATTCCAATGCTTACCGATACTAGCAACGCTAAAATATGTACAAGGTGGTGAAGCCCAAATAATATCAGGTTTTAATGGAATTTTAGAAATGTTTAAATCCAAAATATCAGTAACATAATCTATATTATCAAAAGCATTTATGTCAGTGCAAAAAGTTTTAAGTCCTAATTCTTCAGCTACTTTGCTAAAACTTCTACTACCTGCAAATAATTCTAAAACATTCATTTTATTAATTTAGGTTCAGGTCTATAATGTGGTACTTGTTTAGGATTTTCTCCACTATCTACTCTTGATCTTGCTTCCCATATTATTTCTTGATAACTTTTTAGCCACCTTATATAAATTGGAATGTTAAAATGAATAAAATCTGTTTTCATATCCATTCTTATTCCTTCATAAAAAGCATTTTCAGCATCTTCAATATAAAAGTTTTTATAAATTCTTTTTAAATCTTTAGCTAAATTTTGCGACATTATCATTATTGTATCTTCTTCTACATTGTTTTGTCCTAACCCTATGTATGTCTTACTAACTAAATCTACTGAAAACATCTCTAATTCTTCTTCTGTCATTGTTTTAATTAATTTCATTTTTTAAATTTTTGTTTTAGTTTTTCTTTAACATTAATATTTTTTTGTAAATGTTGTTGTATTTTACTCATTTTTTGAGGTTTATCCCACTTCTTTTGATTTTTTTCCCAACGCAATAATCTAGCTTTAATTTCAAAAGTGTTTTGTTTTTGGTATCTCATTTTCTTTTTACCCTCTGTCCAATAGTTTATAAAATCATCTAACATATCTTTTGAATAATTAAAAGTCATAACTTCAGAAATAAATTTTTCTTTAATTATATTTATATTACTTGTATTATTAATACTTGTATTATTACCTTTCATCTTTTTAAGTATAGGGGTATCAATCTTTTTCGTAATACCTATACATCTTTTTATTATCTGCTTTTTGTCATTTCTTTCTACAACTACTGTTATAAATCCTAATTTTTTTAAATCACTAATCCAACTGCTTATAGTGTTTTTACTAACACCATATAAATTAGCAAAATAAATATTAGTTGCATAGCAATATCCTAGCTTACCACTTAACGCTGTTATTTCTCCATATAAAAGTTTGGCATTTGGTTTTAAATTAGAATACCTTACCTCAGCAGGAATTATAGCATAGTAACTTGGTTTGTCCATTATATAATCTTTACACTAAAATGATAATTCTTCAGCACAAAATTAATTATTTTTAATTGATTAGAAAAATCAAAGTAAGAAGTCTTAATAATACATTTAACTTCACCGCTTTTTATTTCTAGTAATACATCAGGATCACTTTTTTCTATAACACCTCTTTTAAGTAAAAAAGACTTCATATAATCTTTGTCAATAAATATTTCTTTTGTG